CTTGGCTCCTACCTTCCCTTTTTTGGTAAGCATTAAGCTGTTTATATAGTTCACACTAGCCTCATGTTCTACCCTCAACTGATGCTGTATCATTTTAATGATGTCATCTTATGGGGACTTATGGGAAACCACCAAGAATATTAATAAATAAAGAGAGCTGTTCCCAATGAACATTTAATATTATCAGCTACCACTTATCGTGGGGGGTATCTAAACCACCTTTCATCATACAACAATAACTCTCTTATAATAAAGAAAGAGCTGTACGTCTACACTTTCCACTTTCTTTAAACATATAGAGAGAGCTGTGTATGTTCCACCATTCCATTTAATACTGAAGGGCCTAAGTACTCAGTAACTCTCTCTGTCAATTCAGGGACTAAGCAGGAGTTCCTTTATGTAAGTCTGCCAAATCTTGTTTTTGTTCTTCGTCTTGTTGCTTTTGTTTTTTCATGTATTCAGACCATAACTTTTGTAAGTACAACGGATCTTTATCTTTAATAATTTTCTTGTCAAGAATTTGTTCGTCTATCCATTGAATCCATTGAGTGGAATTTTTATTTCCTGGTTCTACTTTATTTCTTTTTCTACTTAATAACTTTTCAAATTGCTCATTATCTATATCCTTGTTGTCATAGATAAACCATAAAGCTATTAAAAAGTTTTGAGATTTTTCTTTTAAATGTTCAGCACAAACTCCCATCCATGTAGCAAGATCATCTGATTTACTAGGGTCAGGATATGTTAAGATTCCTTTTTTAAATCTTCCATACAATTGGTTTGCATTTTTACTTAAAGAAAACATTCTTAAACTTATATTAAAATTAAACTTATGCTCTTTCATAAACTCTGCTAACAAAGGATAGTTTTCAAAAGTTGTATCTTCAGCTTCTGAATCTTGATCTCTTTGTACATAATGTTTATGCCAATCAGGATATGTCCAACCTTTTCTGTCCATATTCAAACGAGCTATGTCATTCTTAGCACTTAATCCTTCTACTACTATGTAGTAAATAGGAAGTTTTAATCTTCTTCTAGCTTCAAGTCTGTTACCACCATCAACTACTTCCATTTTTTCGTTTACTATTATTGGAGTAGCTCTCTTCAAATCTTTTTCAGCAAAGCTAGCCATAAGTTTATAAACATATTCTTCTGTTACAGTACGATTGTATTCAGTAGTATTAAACATGTTGTACTTAGTTGTCTTCCATACTGTGTCAACAAATGTTTCATTTGACTGAGTATATGGGTTCCATTGTCTAGAAGTTTTTTCTTCGTAATTCATTATTGTATCTCCACTAGATGTTTATTTGTAAATTCTATTAACCTATCAGTAACCAAAGCATTATTAGTAAAGTCTGCTTTAGTCTGATTAGGATTATGCCACAAGACATTAGTACATGAGTTATAGAAATCCCACATGCTAGTCGTATCGTCTTGGTGCTCGTTGGAAAAGTTATCATATATCTTTCCCCATGTACCTGTTGGAATACTAGGTATTACTTCACGTCTGATTTGTCTAAGCAATGGATCATCTAGTACTGTGTCCTGCATTCCTGAGAACGACTGTATCATAGACTTAACACCTGCTTGGTTATCAACCAACCCTAGTATTTTCATTACATCTTCTTCCCATTTAGAACTAGATTTGCTATGAGTTATACGAACACTACTCAAGTTATGGTTACTAACCATACCATTACTACAGATCAATCTTTCTAGATGTATACCTGCTTTGAGTGCTGTACTTCCGTCATAACTATTTAAGAAATGAAGTCCTAGTGCAACATCATCTCCTGTCTTAGAGTCTACTGTGTATGTACGATCAACTGACTTAGCATATAATCCATATCTTTTACCATCGTAAAACTCTTTGGATATCTGCCACTCAATTGGTGACTCTGACATAATATCTTGTGCTATGTCTAACACTTCTGTATTACTGATTAGATGATAGTCATCTCTGACAACACCAACTTCTTTCCACTTGCCTTTACCATTCTTACCTGTATCGGTTTGAATAGCTACAGCAGATGAGCTAGTACCATCTGTACCTTGTAAAGATACTTTCCTTATATCAGCATAAGGATCTAATTTAGGCTTTGCTTTTGTTTCCATAAGCTTTTTTCCCCTGAATTATATTTATAAAACTAATCTATTGAATTGGATTCTTTATTAATCCAATTACTTGCTAACCCTGGATTACTAAAATACCATCCAAGTAATATTTCTCTGAATGCATCAGGTATTAAAGCTTTATCTTCACTCTCTTGATGCCATTGAGCTATTTTATATATCTTAGGCATCTCTACTTTATTAAAAGTATCAGCCATTTCTTTATGCTCTGCTAACTGTTGTTCAAACATTGTCTGAGCATTGTAATCTAAATTATTTTGAAACTCTATTTTTTCGTACATACTATCTCCTTAGTATTTAATATAATAAAAAAAGACTAAGCAAATCCCCTACTCTATTATGTAGTAATTTCTTAATTATCAGGGAACTGATTTGCTTAGTACTCAAAAAAGTATTAGGGCAGGAAATTCATTCAAGGAACCTGCCCTAACAACACATGGAGGTTATTTTAATACATCATCACCGTACTCATTTACGTAATCATCTTCCATGCCATCGTATATATTTTGTGCTTCAATCGGATCAGAACTAAACTTGATAGCATTACGTTTAGTTTCTAATCTTACCTGAGCTCCAACAAAACATCTGTTACAATTACAGGTACCAAAGCTAAAGCTATGTTCAATCCTAATTATTTTCCCTTCCTTTCTCATAGCCTGTCTTCCAATCTATGCTCTTGATAGATACGAATAATATTATCTTGGATGGAATCCCAAAGTAATTCTTGCACGTCATATTCATTCCATTCATTAGATAACATCTGATTAACCATGATTAATCCCCCTCTTTCTTTCCAAGATATTGATTCTATATTCTTTAATAAAATTTCTTTTTTCGTAGCCATAACTAACCTCCATTACTATAACTAATAAATAACTAAAGCAAAAAAAACAATATAGAATTATTATCTTTTCTGCAAAAATTTTATGAACCACATCTTTGATGTGGTATTATGAAATTTGCAGAAAAGATTAATTCTATATACTAATATCATCTAATCCTTTTATATCTTTCATCAACCTATCAGTTGTTCTTGCATCAAGAAGCTTTGCTCTTTGTTCCTTAATTCTTTTCTTCTTAATCTCCGTAACCTTTGCAAAGAACGGAACACACACAACACAGCATGCTGTGTCAGCATTCATTATTCCTTGATGTCCTATTCTTTTCATCACCTCAAAAAGTTCGTACCACCTGTAGTATTCCTTGTCCTGCAAGTAATCATCTAGGTCAGAATTATCTGTTCCTTCTAACATAGCTTCTGCTAGCACATTTATCTGATACCATAGTAAGTTCTTAAACCAATTACTTCTTTGATTAAAATTGAAACTTGTCATTACTACTCCTTTCTTTATTATTACTTCTTTCTTTATACATCCCATTAGGATCTAAGTCAGGATCGTGCTCGTCACAAAAGTCTGTCTCAGGCATCCATACATTTTCTTCAGGAGCCCACTCCTTAGTTTCCTTACAGTTGTTACATGAATTAATTTCATTCCAATTTATATGTATCATTTGTTCCTCTCTTCTAATTTTTCAATTCGTTTCTGTTCTCTGGTCTTTTCTATGTCATCGTTACTATTGAACTCAGCACTATTAGAATCTACTCTACCTTTTATTGCTTCGTCATCTACTTTATTCTCGTCAGTAAGTATCTCCTCGAATCTACCTGACTCGCCGAACATTGACTTACAATTGCAATTGCGATAGTCGCACTCACAAGAATCAATATCAGGAAACTTATCGTCTCCATCAGGCTCACTCAGGATAGCATCTAAATGCTTATCCTTCTGTACCTTAAATGATAACCAACTACTATAATTTCTACTCATACTGTAACCTCCATTACTATGAATAATAAATAACTAAAACAAAACCAAAACAAAACCAATTTAAACTCCTTGAATTTTTTCTAAATAACTTTTGGGCTATAAAATTCAAATCATATTTTGCGTAGTAAAATATGATATGATATTTTTGCCCAAAAGTTATTGGAAAAATTCAGGAGTCCCTTCTTCGCAAGCCGTCGCCTCGCGGCGATCACATGACTCAGCTTAAACAAAGATCCCCCCCAACGGGCTGTGCCTGGATTCCAAGAGGGGATGCTCCCCTGACCACCGTGCACTTCCAAAACAAGTAGTGCCGCGAAGCTTAAGCTTCGTGACTTAGCCCTAGCTCCCTTCGGGTAGCTAGTTTTGGCAGATGCCAAAATTTTTTTTGCTTTGCAAGGCAAAGCAATTATACAAGTAAGCAAGTAAGTAAGAAGCATATCAAAGATATGCAGAAGAAAGATTTTCGCCTTGCGAAAACCATTGGAAGTCACGGCTTCCAATTGTCTTTCTTTTAGCTATTGATTGCTTTGCAATCTAAAGCTATTTCTTTTTGAACACCTTCGGTTAAAGCCAATATTTCAGGGGGATGTTGTGGCTCATTCGTCTAATTATCTTAGTAGCAAAATCTATGTTTATCGTTTAATCTATCTTGAGTTTTGAATGTAAATCTTATTCTCTTCGACGCGATGCGTAAATACCTTGGTACTTGGATGCCTCCTCCATATACTAATATCCCGTCCAAGATTTAGAATATTTTGACCACAAGTTTTGTAAAAGAAGTTCCATTCGCCCTTTCTGTATTTTCTCCCTGTACTCGTCGTGGGTAACTTTCCCTTAAAATTCTTGTTGCCAAGGGCTAAAGCCTAAAGTCATTTGTGAGGGGTAAGCCATATATTGCCTTATCCAAATGTGCAATTTAATAAGTAAATAATAAGCATTTTAGCACATCGGAGATGTGCTTTAAAAAGTTATTATTAATTAAATTGCACATTGGAGGCAATATATGGCAACCCCATACACAAACGACTTTAACAACAAGAATTCAGGGAAAGTGACCCTAGAGTACAGTTCGGAGAAAATTACAGAATGGACTACGAATGGAACTCCATACAAAACTTGGGAAAATATTAGAAATCTTATCCTAGGTTTAGTACATGAAGGAGTCCCTAGTACTCAAGGTATTTACGATCTTCAGTCTGAAGAGAATAAGCTTAAACTAAAAACTCAAGAGTTAAACGATAAACGTTTTGCTACTAAGGTAATTAGATCGGGAATGAGACACAACTCTCCTGAAATATTGGCTTTAATTCCTGAAGATGTCCAAAAAGAAATAGCTAAAGATATAAAATCTAATAGCTAAAAGAAAGGAAAATTGGAGGCCTAGTGCCTCCAATTTTTTTTGCTTTAGCAAAGTGGCTAAAGCAAAAATCTTTCTTTGAAACTGAGGAGTTCGCCTCTACGAACACCTTCGTAAATTTTGTTTGCCTTGGGGCAAACAAGCGACTTGGGTCGCTTATAAAATTTACAGGAAGGTTTTTGTCCATAATGCAATGGCACCTTGGTGCCATATGCATTATTCTACTCGTGCAAATCAAAGATTTGCGAGTTCACTCGAATTCGCCTAAAGCGAATTCGCAATGAGTTTGTTGAAACAATGTGCACCAAAGGTGCAATGGGACACTTGCTGATTGCTAAAGCAATCTCGCTACGTTCGCTGATTGCTAAAGCAATCTCGCGATGAGTGTTGTCCTTGTGCACCGATTTCCACGCGAAATCCTGTGCATTGCTTGCGATTTGCCTCCCTTTTGTCTTACCTTATTTGCAAGAAATTTAATAAATGAATTGTAACACAGCAAGCTGTGTTCTTAATTAATTATTAAATAGCAAATAAGGAGACAAAATGGTAGAGGCAAATAACGACAAGCAAAACAGGATTTACGATGCGTGGAAATCTATCGATTCCGAAGAATTCCTTTGGAATCAGATTCAAGATAACATTGCTAAAATTGCTGATGAACATGAAATGTATGAGCATTTTGGAATTGACTCAGATACAAATGAGATATGTTGTGGGTCAACATGTCCTGTATTGTAATAAATAAAGTACACACAAAGTGTGTTGCTATATAGCAACACACTTTGTGTGTGTGAGTGCTGATTGCTCCGCAATCTAGCAAACACTTGCTGATTTGCCTTGGGGCAAATCTCGCAGGGTTTTGCCTTGGGGCAAAACACAAGTGGTCAGCTAAAGCGACCACGGAAGCAATAGGTCGCTTGGGCGACACTATTGCGACGTCGGAGCATAAGCAGACCACGGCACCCACGGTAACGTTTAAAAAGTATGCATACAGTCGCATACTTTTTAAACTCCCGTGCTTTTCTCGTACTCTTGTTACCTGAAAAAAAATAGGCATACAGTCGCCTATTTTTTTTCTAGGAACAAGAGTGACTATGGAAAAGCCCCACCCGTAAGGGTGGCACCGTAAATGTCTCGCACATTGTAATACGATTCAAACAAGCAAATCGTCAAGCGATTTCGTTTGAATCTGTTGCTTTAGTTAGCTACGCAACTAAGCAACATTACAATGTAGCTATGGACATTTACTGTCTGTAGCTACTACAGACCCGTAGCCTACGACAAAAAAAAAGTCATGCATGCAGTCGCATGCTTTTTTTTCATTGCTTACGACAAGCAATTGCACCTGGTGCAATTCGTCGTAGCAATGTGTCGTGGCTACTAGCACCGTGTTAATGCAAATTGTCAAGCAATTCGCATTAACTACTAGCTTAGGATATAAAACTTGCACAACTTGCACATGTAAAAAGATATAGCTAGTGATCAGTAGCAGTCTGTGAATGCAGACTCGCTAACAGCTCGCCGTGCATCCTCATCGGCTACTGATGCTTGGGTTGCAATAGCAGGGAGTGGAGGGTGCAACCCAAGCTTCCCCACCACCGGCCCTTGTGGGCCTCGTGCCCCTCCCCTTCTGTAACTTTTGCAGATGGGAGTGTGCGAGCAGCCGCGGTATCGCGGCAATTATGGTCGCGGTATCGCGACAGTTAAAGAGTCGCGGTATCGCGACAGTTTAAGTAAGTCGAAGTAGGAAAGTGGTGCATGTTACTTTCCATTTGTTCAGGTAGCTAGTTGTCTGTTAGTGTGTTGCTCGTATTGTGTTAGGGGGTATGGCTTGGTTGTTTCTTTATTAGGCTGTATATACCCATGACAGAATTTTTTTGCAAAAAGTGATTCGGGGTAGCTATTAGTAGCTATATGGTATAGCAAATGTTCTCCCTTTCAGGGGGAGAACAATGCTTTTTGGTAGAATGTAATCCCTTCCCCTTTGCAAATTATACTGCAATATCAAAAAAGTAGTCAAGCGAAATAAAAAGGAAAAAGAAAACTAACAAAGAAAAAGAAAGTAAAAGGGGAGGAAGGGATTAGTTTGCCTCCCCTTTTTCAAGGAGATAGTTGACTCATGGAGCCAACACAGTTATTATATTCTATGACAGGAGGGCAGGTCAATGGCAACAAAAGCCTTTAGAAACAAGCAAAAAACTAAATTTTTAAAGAATTACAAAGAGATTAAAACCATATACACTACATGTGAGGCTGTTAACATTCCTCGTAGGACAGTTTATCAATGGTTAAAAGACGATCCTGATTTCAAAGAAGAGTTTGAAGACATTCGATTAGGAGTAGGTGAAGATTTAGAGAGTATAGCTTTTAGATTAGTAAACAAGATGGCTGAAAAAGAAGATTATAGTAGGCCTGTATTGTTAATTACTATGTTAAATGCTAACTTACCTGGAAAATATAGGGCGACAGACAATACTTCAGAAGAATCTAAACAATTAATGAATGATTTTAGAAAGTTAGCTGCATCAAATAAAGATAAACCAACCAAACCGAAGGCAATTAAACAGGCAGAGGACATAATTAATGACTCAAACGCAGAGTGAACTAACAAGTTTTCTTTATGAGAAGGTAGGGTTTAATCCTACAGATGAACAAAGAGTAATATTAGACTCTAACAACCGATTTACCTTAGTAGCAGGTGGAGAACAAGCAGGAAAAAGCATGATTGCTAGTAAATTCCTGTTAAAACGTGTGTTTGAAACAGAAGGAGCAGGGTTATATTGGCTAGTTGCTGCAGATTATGGCAGAACTAGGGCAGAATTTGAATATTTAATAGAAGATTTCGGTAAACTAGGTATGTTAAAGAAAGCTTCTAAGAGAGTAGACCCTGGAAAAATAGAATTAGCTGACGGAACAGTTATAGAAACTAAGTCAGCAAAGGATCCTAGGACTCTAGCTATGAGAGCACCTGATGGAATCATAGGATGTGAGGCTAGTCAGTTAGATTTAGAAAGTTATTACAGGATTAGAGGAAGATGTGCACCTAAAGCAGCATGGATGTTTCTAGCAGGAACATTTGAAGGCAGTCTTGGATGGTACCCTTCCCTATTTCAAGCATGGAAGTATGGAGATAAAGATGAAAAGTCTTTTTCCCTGCCTTCATATACTAATAAACACTTATATCCAGGAGGTAAGAATGATCCAGAAATACAAAAACTCAAGAATGAGGCTAGTGATGATTTCTTTATGGAGAGGATTGAAGGTATTCCTTCGCCACCTAGAGGAGTCGTATTCCAAGAATTCAGAAGTGACAGACATATATCAGAAAAGGCTAGCTATGTACCAGGAGAAGCCGTTCACTTATGGATCGACCCAGGATATGCAGGCGGTTATGCTATCGAGGCGATACAGATCGGCGATGGACAAGTTAAAATTATCGATGAAGTCTACGAAAAAACTTTAATCACAGAAGAAATGATTAACATTTGTCAGAATAGAGAGTGGTGGCAAGATGTTCAGTTCGGAGTAATAGACGTTGCAGGGTATCAACATCAGGCAATGGCAGCTCCTGCAGAAGTTTGGTTAAGTGAAACAGGATTGTTTTTAGATTCTGAAAAAGTTAAGATCAATGATGGTACTGAAAAACTAAAATCTATGTTAAAATTAGCTCCAAATGGTGAGCCTAGATTAATAATTAATCCTAAATGCAAAGGAATATTGTCAGAGTTTGGTGCAGCACCCAATCCTTTTAATGGACAGACACTTGTTTACAAGTGGAAAACAGATAGGGATGGAAATATAGTTGGCAATCAACCCGAAGATAAGTATAATCATGGTGTGAAAGCTGTAATATATGGCTTGATTAATCATTTTGGTTATGCACATATAGAAAATAGAACAACAATTCGTGTAAAGAGGTGGTAATGGCACGAGCTAATTATAAGCCTGAAAGAATTATAGACAAAGTAGAGAGTCATTATGATGCTACTGAACCATTACGTAACAGAATGGATAAGGATTATTCCCTTTATAGGTTAGATCCTTATGATGCAGGTGATGGTTATCAATCGTATACTTCAAATGAACCTTCAACTTACGCAGATAAAATAATATCCTTTGTTGTTGAATCTGAAATGATAGCAAGAATACCTAACATATCAGAAAATGAAGAAGAAAGAGATGCGAACAATATGAAAGAAAGATTTTTTCTTGGTGCTTTAAGAAGTGCTGACGAAAGAATTAAAAAATCATCTATGCCTTCTATTAAAAACCAACTAGGTTGGTATATATGTATGAGAGGATGGTATGCAGGTAGAGCATTATTAATTAAAGATGATAAAGATACTACTTATGTAGATATAACTCCTTGGGATCCAATGCATACTTATTGGGGCAACGGACATGATGGGCTAGAGTGGGCTTGTTACAAAGTAAAAAAATCTAAAGAATTAGTAGAGAGTCAATATAATATTAAACTTCCTCGGAATGAAGATTACGATGATGAGGATTGGATAGATGTATATGATTACTATGATAAAAAAATGAATACAGTTGTTCTTTCAAATGGAAGAGTAGCTAAGAAACCGACACCACATGGATCTACTAGAGTTCCTGTATTTCTCGGGCCTGTGGGAGCAGCTCCTATGATACAAGCTCTTAATGATCTGACTCCTATTGATGACACGATTGCTGATTATGGAGAAAGTATTTTTAAACATAACAGAGAAAATTACGAAAACAATAATCTTATGATGTCTATAATGCTAGAGTTAACAGCTCGTGCTAGACGACAAGGATTAAAAATTAGATCAAGAGATGGTACTAAATCATTAGACGAAGATCCTTACAAAGAAGGTACAGAAATATCTTTAGCTCAAGGTGAAGATATAGAACCATTAGGTTTAATGGAAGTAGCTAGAGAAACGGGTGCTTTCATGGGATTAGTATCTGGTGAAACACAAAGAGGATCTATACCTCATACACTTTACGGAGATATACAATTTCAACTATCAGGATTTGCAATCAA